CTCGGCAAGAGACCGCACAAGTGCAGTGGGGTTTACGCTGGAACTTGCGGACTCAATTGGTTTGAAATGTTATGCCCTGCAGAAATCGAACAGTGAAGCCCGACAGGGAAATAGGGGGTCCAGAGTATACTACTGGGCCAAGGATCTAGGGGTCGCTCCGGAGGAATTTTGTCCGTCCGCAAACGACGTAGTGAGTATCGTCGATGTGGATTATTACATTGACATGCCGGAACACCTCGCTAAGAATTTCCTACCCCATGTTCTCTATACGCTTCAACCTAGTGCTGCTTCTATCAATGAACAGGAATATAGCATGTCTTGGAACGAAGATAACACAGTTGTGTACCGTGTCTCCGGAGGGGGAAAGTACATGCATAAACTGTGGGACTACGGACCAGACTGCGTCATGACCTCAAGTTATGTATTCTTTGGATTGATACCCTGGAAAACGGCCACGTACCTAATTGATAGGAGATACGTGGACCCACATCATCAACTAGTGTGCCTAACGCCGCTGAAGCGCTGGACTGGCCTTTGGGCCATTTTAGCCAGATTCTTAACCTGCTCGAGGCTCCAACGGATGGAACCTGTACAAGAAGGCTTCGTAAGATTCCTGAGTCAGACGGACCACGGATTAGAAGTCTCAGTATCAAGAGTAGGAGACTCAGCATCGAGCACACTGCCATATGATAGGGAAAGAGCGCTGGCAGCCCAAGCACGTAACGGTCCCAAAGTTACGTTGTCCCAAGTAATGGCTTGGTTTGACGATGAGAAGGACCTGACCACCAGACGTGCCAAGGCAGCGATTTTCTATGACTATTTCAGAACGACCGTTGAACATGATGGCTATGAGGTGTGTCCAGTGTCGGAGTCAGTGAGATATTATGATCACGGCTACAACGAACCGACTCAGGACGACAAACCAGCTGTCATCCCTTTCATGTCCCCTCTGTATGACGCGGCGTATGTCCCAAAACTCACGCCCGGAAATGCAAGGAAGGCCATTAAAGAGAGAGTCAAGAAAATCCAGCACAAGAAACTGTTCACCCCAACACCATTTGTTGCCACGTTAGCAAGAGAGTTCATTGATCTTATGGTGCCCGAATGTCCTGAGCTTATGCCAGCGACAGAGGCTTATATCCTAGAGAAACAACAGAAACCCAGCCAACGTAGCCTTATCTATACTGCTTCCGTGTCTAACGACCGGGAGAAGTTAGACGCATTCCTTAAGAGAGAGGCCTATACCAAAACGAAGGCCCCGAGGATCATTACTGTCGACCAACCAGGACATAAGTTCGCTTATGCCTCTTACATTTACCCGATTATGGAGTATTGCAAGGAGCATTATGAGTTCTTTAT